ATTAATGAATTTTTAATTTTTGATGAGAACAACCAAAATACATTAAGTAATGAATCATATTCGATTGATACACAAAGATTAAATGGTGTAGCTTCAGGTATAGCAAGAAGTTCACTTTATAATAAAGCGTTAAGACAAGCAACAAAAATGTCAAAAGAACTTGGATTATTTTTGTCACAAAAAGGTAATGATGTAACAGAAGATAGTGATATTGCAGGAATGCTTCAGGGGGCAATATCAAAAGACGGACTTGGTCTTAGTGAGTATTTGTATATGACAGATGCAGGAATAAGATCAAAAGATGACTGGAATTATGTGAGCGAGTGCAACCCAGGATATGCTTTTTTTGATTCATCTAATTATTTTATTTTTAATGGCCCAACTAATTCAGGAATTTCAAAAAAAGCTACCACAGTTATTTCAAATAAATCAAATATTATTTGTGCTAAGATTTTTAGTAAGCTTACAGAAAAATATATGATTATTTCAAGTAGTGATGGTGGTAAGACTTGGGTTAAAAGAATTGAAAGTGATGATCCTATGATGCTTTTGTATGATGAAAGAAAAGATTATTTTTATGCAATAACATCAGAATCAACACATAGAAAATCAACAAATGGAACAAATTGGAAAACTGCTGCATCTTCGCCAAGTTATTCAAAGAACTCGTCAAGAGCAAAATACATACAATATTGTTATGCAGCAAATAATGTTGTTATATACACATGTGCAATTGCTTCCAACGGAATAAATGAAACATACATTTCTTTGGACGGCGGAAATAGTTTTGAAAGTGGTACAATAGGAAGTGATTTTATTGGTAGTTTTAGATTAAGAAATGGCTATTTTTATAGCAATACAAATAATAAATGGTATAAATATCACAGTTTGTCAAATGATAATGATTTAATTAGTGGTGAAACTACAACTATATATGTTTCAGGTGCAGGTCAAAATCCAAAAAATGCATCTTGGACAAGTATAAATATTGACACAGAAGTGAAACAGCCTATTGCATTCTTTTTTGACATAAAAAAGCATAATTCTTCAGAAAATGTTGTTGGTTGCATTGGCCTCAATGGGTATGTGTACATAATTAGCTCCAATAATAGCTTTCAAAGAAAAACATTTTCTTATGTAAATACTCATGGTGAAGGCATTGCTGGTACGAAAATGATTCTTTATAGAGATAGTGGTATGACAACACGTGAAGTTCCTTATGTAATAAGAGATGGAAATAATGAGTATATTTCATTTGGAAATAATTTATATTATTTTTCTTTGAATACAATATATCAAGTAGGTAATAGTGGGTCAGGTGAAGAGTTTGGCCAAATACCATATGAGTCAATAAATCCATATTATGCAGTAGCATTCTATTTTAATTATAAAGTATTATTAGAAAATAAAATGAGATGTATGTTTTATGGTTCAATTTTTGAAAAAGGCAAGTATCAAAAGTATGCAATGAGAACTACAAGTAATGATAAAAAATTATCACTTGGAAAAATGTTTATATTTGAAGAATTTTATGTATCATTAAGTAGTTATGATGCAACGATTGCTTGTAATGGAGCACCAATAATTGGTTTGGTGTCAACAATATATGATACTTTTGGCAAACCACAATTGTACACTAAAGGTATTTTGAGGATAATTGAAACAAGTAGTAATACATCTGAAACTAATTATTATATGTTCTCAGAGAATAAGATAATGAAAATTGTAAAAGGTAATACTTATAAAGAAGAAAATGCAACTTTTTCTTTAATAGAGATTATGTCATAAGTAAAATGAGAAAATGGTGAGGAAAGATGTATATAATAAATAAAATTAATATGTCACTTCAAACCTGGAGTTATGATTATGTTCCGGAAAATTATATGATTTTTCCAAATAAGTTTTTGGAAGTATACTTCATGAGTGGAAAGAAATTTTCTGGCATTGTAAAACTTACATATAATGAAGATGAAACAGAGATAATAGATGTAAAATGGGATGAAGAAAGATATCAAAAGTTGCTTGAAAGTTATGTTGAGGAAGAGGATAATTTAAAAACTTTTGATGATATAGTAAAAGAAAATGCATTGTTAAAAGCTCAAGTAGAAGCATTAAGTCAAAATCAGGAGTTTCTTGAAAATTGCTTAATTGAAGTTGGTCAAGTTATTTATACTTAATATGATAAAAGAAAAGAGGTAATTAAAATGATGGCAATGTTATTTGCAACAAAAGTTATTCTTGGTAAAATTAGTTATAGTGAAGTGCCAAATAAGTTAAGAGATCAAGTTGATGCTATTTTAATTGAGAATGGTGTGTCTGATTTAATAGAGAGGTAATTAAATTATGATGAAAGAAATTGCTAATAGAAATATTTTTGTTAAGAATGCAAAAGAGATTAGAGATATTTGTGCTAAGAAATATGTAGACATTGGTGTAGCTCTTGATATGTATATTGCAAATAACAAGATAGAAAGAAATGAAGAAATAATGAAACAGTATCAAGAATTTAGAGAGTTATGTAGAGAGCATGCTTTAAATGATATTGTAGAAATGTTAAAATAAATTAAATAAAAAAGTACCCAATAATTTATTACGGGTACTTTTTAATATTTTATATTATAATTGCAAAGAATAAAAGAGGTGTGAAATTATGGATAATTTAAAAGTGTCAAAGGAAACATTAGTAAGAACAATAGTCTTAATAATTGCTTTAATTAATTCAATTTTGACAATGTGTAATATTAATCCACTACCATTTAGTGATGAACAAATATATCAAGGTGTTTCCGCAATTGTAGCAGTTATTGCAACATTATGGGCATGGTGGAAAAATAATAGTTTTACAAAAGAAGCTATTGAAGCTGATGAATATAAGAAAAAAATAAAAGAAAAATAAAAAAACTATTTACAAATACTCTACATTGTGTTAAAATATAAATATAAAGGAAAAGGAAAAATTAGGAAATAAACTTAGGTAAATAAAAAAATAGGAGGTTTATGATGTATATTAATTTTGAAGATAGAAATTACATAGCTTATGAGGAAAATGGAGCATTAATTATTTGTTTTGATGATTTAAGAATATGTAAAAGATATTTAAAGTTTTTAACTGAAAAGAAGGAAACATTTTCTAATATAGTAAGAATAGATGGTAGAGCTACTTTTGCTACAAATTGTAAAATTATGAGACACGTTAAGAAAAAATAATATCTAAAAGTGCATTATATTAGTTGGTGGAAAGAGAAGATATAGAACAGAAGGAACAAGAAATTTAGTTTGTTGGAATTAGTGAAGCAATTGATGAATGTAAAAATATTTGATATATTATTTAAATAGATATAAAAAATGAATGGGAGAAGAAATAAATGCCATATAAAAGTGAAGCACAAAGACGATTCTTTAATTCTGAGAAAGGAAAAGAAGTCGTAGGTAAAAAGAATGTAGAAAAGTTTAATAAAGAAAGTAAAGGTTTAAAGCTTCCTGAAAAAGTAAAAGAGAAAGATGAAACATTAGGTGAATATATAAAATCAAGTTTTGATGAATGTAAAGATAAAGATGAAATGTTAAAAAGGAGAATTGCAACTATGGGAAAAGCTAATGATACTAATATGAAAATTTTAACAGCACTTGACAGTATTGAGAAGGTGCTGTTAAAAATGAATGATAGAAAAAAGATTGTCAAGTAATGCTGAAATGTATATTGTGGGAATTCACGATGAATTTAATTTAGGACATATAAAAAGAGCAGAAAATCTTTATAGACAAGCTATGCAAGACCCCGAAATTTCTGATAATGAGTTTAAAGAAATAGAAAAAGAATATTTTGATTTAAAAAAGATTTTTAAATAAATAAAACGGTTTAAAAAAATGAATAAGAAATTTGATGTTTCAAATAGAATAGAGCAAAAATATATAACATTATTAAATAAGTTATTAAAACCAATAAAAAAAGAAGCTCTTAAATATGTAAATGATAAAAGTAAATTTAAAAAAGTTTTAGAAAATGCTGCAAAGTCAAGAACTTATAAGAAAAAAGTAAAAGAAATTGTAAAGACTATTTCAACCATGATTTATGAAAGTAATTCAAAAAGTTGGAGAGAGGCAGCAAGAAAAAGTAGTAGAGGGAAAGAAATAAAGCAAAGTATAGAAAAAGAAATTGAAGGTAATGTTAAAAAAAGAATGGATGAATTATTTAAATATAATGTATCATTAATTGAAACATTACCTTCAAAAATATCAGAAAATGTTATAAATCATATAAATACAGAATCTTTTAAAGGAAAAAGAGCAGAAGATATATCAAAAGAAATAAAAAGATTTTTTCCTGAAAATACAAAGGCAAATGCTAAATTGATAGCGAGAACTGAAACAAGCAAATTTAGTTCAGCATTGACACAAGCGAGATCAGAAGACCTTGGAATTTATTGGTATGTTTGGAGGACCTCAGAAGATGTATCAGTGAGAAGTTCTCATAAGGTAATGGAAAATGTCTTAATAAATTATAAGCATCCAGCATCACCAGAGAGTCTTGATAAAAGACATAAATATAAAAAGATACCATTACCATATCATGCAGGAAATATATACAATTGCAGATGCTATCAAGAACCCTTGGTTGATTTAAATGATGTAAGATGGCCTCATAAAGTGTATAACTGGAAAACAAAAAACATAGAAATGATGACATTGGATAAATTTAAGAAAGAATTTTTGTAATAAATGCTTACGGAGAAATAAAAGATGTTTGATTACTATAAAATAATTAAAATATTTGACGAAGATTTTGATGAAGACAAACATCCAAGAGATAAATCGGGGAAATTTGTTAAAAAATCAAAAGGCAGTCAAAAAGGTCATAATGTCATAAAAAATAAAAAATATTCAAGTGAAATGGTTGATCCATATTATATTAAACCTATAAATGATATAACTAATAAAAATAAATATAATGCTTTATTATATGAATTTAAAAATAATGGTTATAATGGTAGGCCAATATTAGCTATTGAAACATCTAAAGGAGAATATGAAGCTTTAACCGGAAGTCATAGAATATTAGCTGCTAAAAAAGCTGGCATAGAAATACCTGTTAAAGTTGTGGAATATAAAAAAGGAATGCAAGAATTGCTGGATGCAAATGATGATGATGAAAGAGAAAAGATATTAAAAGATTTATATAAAAAAAGAAAAATAGATAAAGAATCATTAGATTTATTTATTGAAGAGCAAAATAGAAATTATGATGATATTGAAAGTAAAAAACTTGAAAAAGAATATGCAAAAAAGTCTAATAAATTAAAAGAGCAAGAAAATGAAGAAAAAGAGGCGATAAAAAATAAAAATAATAAAGAAAATGATAAAAAGTATGAAAAAGAAATGAAAGAATATAAAAATTTTTATAAAGATATGGTGGAAAAATATGGAGAAGAAAAAATGTATAGTGAAATGACAGATCCAGAGATTGATAAGTTATTTTTATTAGTATCAAAGGCATATGGGAAATACTAATTTTTTAAAGAATTTAATTGGTATAAATAATTTTAGAAAAAAATCTTAAAATTTAATAAAATCTATTTACAAATACTCTATATTGTGTTAGAATATAAATATAAGGAAGGAAATAAAAAAAATAGTTAAAAATTTAGGAGGAAATAAAAATGAAAAAGTATTTAGCAATTGGTCATTTTAAAGAATCAAAAAAATTTAACTTCTATTGCAATGAAAGCTACAACAAAAGAAAATTTTGTAAAGAATATGTTAGGCAATGAATTTGTTGCTTATGTAATAATTACAGAAAAAATGATGAATAAAATTGAAAGTATGTGTGGAATGGATTTGTTTAATCAGGTTAAGAAAATGACTACAAATTATCGTAGATGGAATGATGTTGTTGAGTACATTGAACAATGCTATGATATTATGGAAGATAGAATGTGTAATGCATAATAAATAAATTTAGATAAAATATTTGGAGGTAAAATTATGTATAGGCTGGAAGTAAAGTTAGGAAGAAAGTGGAAATTAGGTTTGGTGGTTTATAAAACATTAGAGGATGCAAATGAAAGAGCTGAATATATGAAGCTTGTTGGACATAAAGTAAGAATAATTGAAGATTGGGTAAAATAAAAGAAAAAAAAAAAAAAGAGGAGTGAAAGAAAAAAATGATTAATATTAACTCTGTAACAAATGTATTTAAAACAATGGATGCTGAAATAGGAAAGAAAAGAAAATATATTGCAGGTTTTGTTCCTGATAAAAATGCTGATAAAAGTTCAGTGTTTACAAAATATAAATTTTTTGAGTTTGAAAGTGAGTCATCAGTTGGGACAAATAAAAATTATGAAGATGCTATTAAAAAGGCAAGAGCATTATATGGTTCAAAAGTTGCAAATGAAATTAAAATTGATGTTATAAGATTAGCTTAAAATAAAAAATAAGAAGTTAAGAAATGCTTGAATATGATAAAATAATAAATGTTTTTGTAAGAGATGCTAAATTTGAATATGAAAATGGAAAAAATCATTTTATAAAAAGGAAAAAGAGAAATGATATTCCAAAAGATATGGGTTTAAGTAAATATTTTAAAGAATCAGAAAGTAGATCTTTAAAAGATATTGATGGGAGAAAAGTAAGAGCATATACTTCAAATAATAGAACAGTTAAAAATGATGGAGAGTGGACAACTGTTTATGTTGGTGGTAAAAGAGGAAAACTTATTTCTTCATACCCACAAACAAAAGAAAGATTTGAAAATGTTATGAAAAGGGATAAAGGCATAGAGATATATAAAGAATAGAAAAGAGGTAGAGAAAAATGAAATTAAGATTTATTATGAATAAAATTTTATTTTTAATTTGTATTGTACCAAATTATATTGAGTATAGAATGTTGTTAAAAGAAGGTTGTGTTCAAAAAGGTTTTTTTAAAGGTTTTTTTGAAGATTATAATGGTGTAGGATTTGAAGATGAGGTTTGCTAAATGATATTATTAAATACAATAGCTGGTGATATTATTGGCTCAAAATATGAATTTAGCAATATTCATAGCAAAGAATTTGAATTATTTCAAGATGATATGCATTATACTGATGATACAGTGTTAACTATTGCAGCAATTGATGCATTGCTGGAAATAAATAAAAGATATACAGAAGAAAGTTATGAGTTTGAAAAAAGATATAGATGAAAAGCTTATATCTATTTTTAAAGAAAAATATTATGAATATGGAAATAAATATAATAATATTAATTTAGCATATGGTACAAACTTTTTAAAGTGGTTATCATTTCAATATAAAAAAGCATATCCATATAATAGTTTTGGAAATGGTTCAGTGGTGAGAGTTTCACCAATTGCATGGTATTCAAAAACTTTAAAAGAAGCAAGGTTGTTAGCAAAATGCTCTGCTTTTGTAACACATAATCATACACTTGGTATAAAAGGTGCAGTTGATATTACTGAATCAATATTTAAATTATTAAATTATAATGCAGATAAAGATGACATAATAAAGGAATGCAAATATATTGTTCCAAGTAATATTTCAAAAGTATTATTTGATGAAACTTGTGAAGGAACAATACCATATGCTTATAAATGTTTTGTTGACTCCGAATCAACTGAAGATGCTATAAGAAATGCTATAAGTTGTGGAGGGGATTCTGATACTTTAGGTATAATTACTGCTTCATTAGCTGAAGCATATTATCCAGAGGATGAAGAAATATCAAAAAATGTATTAAGATATTTGGAAAAAGAATTTATTTTAAAAATAAATGAGTTTAATAATGTTGTAGCGAAAAGGTGATGGTATGCTAAATGATATTGTAAAAGTATTTGATGGTGGAGAAGGACCAGGCCATTTTAATCATGTAGGAATACCAAAGCATAAAGGTGGCTCTGCAAGAAGTGGAAAATTTAAAAGTGAGCAAAATAAACAATTTAAAGAAGGTCATATAGAAACAAAAGGTAAAAGTAGAAAAGCAAAGATAAGAAAAAGAATAAAAGGTGCAACAAGTGATGAAGTTGAAAGGTATTCAAAGTCATTAGAAGCATACACAGGTATATTTTATGATGATATAAAGAAAGCTTATAGAAATAAGTATTCAGGTAAAAAAGTTGATAAAGGTTTTGAAAAATATTCAAATGATTTGGATGATTTTATTTATAGGTCAGAAAAATATGAAGGTGCAATATATAGAGGATTAAGTCTTACAGAAAAGGATGCTTCAGAAATTATACAAAATTTAAAAAAAGGTAAGACAATGGATATGCAAGGCATATCAAGTTGGAGCTCAAATAGAAATGTTTCTATTAGATTTGCAGACACAAAGGATAAAGAAAAAGAAATATGTTTATTATTTAATGTTGAGAACAAATCAGGAACTTCAATAAGAGAATTGTCTGAATCCCCAATAGAAGATGAAGTTTTGCATCCAACAACATCAAGGTATATTTTAAAGGATAAAAATTTTAAAGTAAAAACTTTACCAAGCGGAAAAAGATTAATAGAAGTAAATTTAAAAGAGGTATAAAAATGGCAAAAGGTTTAAGTTTATATGAAAAGTGGAAGAAAGATAGTGAGTATGAAAATCCTGTAGGTTTTTCTGAACAAAAAATGAATAAAACAAGTGATGAAAAAATATTAGGAATGATTGACAAATTGGATGAACTTGAAGATAAAATAAATAATAATAAAGTTTCAAAAAAAGAAATAAAGAAAATAAAAAAAAATGTAGATGAAATGATTGAAGAATTAAATGTTTTGAATGAAAATGAAATAGAAAATAAATTAGATGAAGGTCTACCATCTGAGTCAGGTAAATATAATGGTATGAATTATGAGGAAATTTTGTCAAGAGCTTTACAAATGGAAAATGATGCTGTTGAAATTAATTTGATGTTATTGGAAATTGCACCTGATGAAGACAGGAAAAAGTTTGTAGAAATAGCAAATGATGAAAATGATCATAGTTTGATATATCAAGGAATTATTAATAGATTACAGGGCACAAGTAAATAAAGGTGAGAATCTATGGACAATAAAGAAAAAATAGCAAAATTATTAAATATAAAATATGATGCATATAAAGAAATATTGGAGAGAAATTATAAATTAAAGTTTAAAAATTATTTTGAAAAATATGAAAATAGCTTAGATGCAATTAAAGCAAGAGAAAGACTTAACAAGTCAAAATTAAAAAATAGAGAATTATTTGAAGAATTTTTAGAAGCGATAAGGTATATAGATTATAACAGTGTAGATAAAAAAGAAAGAAATGAATTAATAAGACAATATGAAGATAAGTTTAGAGAAAATATAAAAGAAATAAATAAAAATCAATATATAATTTTTAATGAATTTTTAATAAAACATGAAAAAGTAAAAAGTGATAAAAATTGTAAATAGGTAAGGTGATATTCATGGTAAGCATAAGAAGCCCAAACTTTACTATTTACAATTTTTATTAATTGTATTAAAATATAATTAAAGTGAGGGTGATAATGAATTGGCTAAAGCACATTTTGGTTCAAAGATAAGTCCCAATATGAAACGTACTCCTGAAGATTTTTTAATTTGTTATAATGTGCCAATAGCAAGAACAGGGGTACAAAAATATTTAGGAAAAGAATTAGGGTTGGATAATAGAGCTGATGAAATAATAAAAGTGTATAGAACAGAGGAGGAAGTTTTTAATCCAAAGACAATAGCTTCATTTGAAGGAAAAGTGTTTGTTGATGAGCATCCAAATGACTGGGTAACACCTTTGAATTTTCAAACATATGGGAAGGGCACAATAACTAATGTTAGAAGAGGTGTTGGAAGAGATAGTGATTTATTACTGGCAGACATTATAGTTTATAATTTAGCACAAATAGAGGAAATAGAAAGCAAGCAAAAAAGAGAAGTATCTTGTGGGTATGAATGTGAATATGTGCCTTATAAAGATGGGTATGCTCAAAAAAATATTATAGGTAATCATGTGGCTCTTGTAAATGCAGGAAGAGCAGGAAGTAGAGTTGCTATAAAAGATAATAAGATAAATGAATTAAAGGGAGGTAACAAAAAAATGGGTGAAAATAAAACCTATAGAATACCAAGAAGACAAAAGACTTCTGAGTTTCTTCAGGCTGTTGGTTTAAAGCATGTTGCAATGGATGCTGATCCTGAAGATATTATGGATGCTATGTATGATCTTGTTGAAGAGAAAAAGGTTGAGGATGAAGAAAAAGAAGTTCAACCTGCACCTCAGATAAAGAGTGAAGAAGAAAAGATGAATAATGATGAAGATGTGAAGGAAGTAAAGGAAGCTTTATCAAGTGTAAAGGATGCTCTTTATTCTATTTTAGCTTCAAATTATACAAAGGATGAGGAAGCTGAAGAAAATGAGGAAGGCATGGAATCACTTGATGAATTAGAAGAAGAGTTAGAAGAAGAAGTTGAGGATGCTGAAATTGATGAGATTGAATCAATTGAAGAACCGGCTGAAGAAATGAATAAGGATGAAGATTATGAATTGGATGAAGTTGAAAAGACAAAGGATTCTGCAATAGAATTAATGAGAGTCTTAAAACCTATTATTGCTTATATTCCAAATAAAAAGGAAAGAAAGAGAGTATCTGACAATTTAGCAAAAGTTCTTAAAAACCAGGTAAAAGATGCTAAAGCAAAGAAGAAAAATTCTTCTGTATATTCAAAGATTGTAAGTGGAAGAGCAAGTGATAGTGCATATAAAAATACTAATGAAGATATAGGTACAAAGATTGCTGAAATGTACAATCCACATTATAAGAAGGAGGTAAAATAATATGCCAGGTGCAGTTATTGGAAAAGCTTTAAATTTAGGATATATTGGTAAGATATCAAGAGATGGAGATGCAATTGTAATCAATAGAATTGTTTCTGGTGAAAGTGAAGCAATTGATTTTGGTGCAGCTGTGTTTTTAAATGATGATAATACTGTAAGAAATGCTACAGTTACAGGTGATGTAGGTGAGGAAACATCTACTGATACAGTTGATAAGTTTGTAGGTATTGCTGTAGCTGAAGTTGTTCAAGCTACAGAATATACACAGCAGGCTTCTGCATATTTAAAGAATAAGGGTTGTGATATTCTTGTAAGAGGTTCTATAATTGTTGAGATGGGTACAGGTACACCTAAAGCAGGCGGAAAAGTATTCTTTAATTTTGCAACAGGTAAGTTTGATGCTACAGATCCATCTACAAAAGGTTTTGCTATTCCAGCAAGATTTACGACAGGTTATGTTGATGGTAAAGGTGGAGTAGAAATTACAATTCTTGAAAGAAATCTTATTTAATTAAAAAAAAGATGGAGGTAAATAAATGTTTCACGGAAACAATCAAATAAAAAGAGTATTTGATAATGCTCCTGTAGTAAGAATGTCTGATAGTGCAATTGCTTCAGGATTAGCATTTTTAAATGGAGAACTTGAAAAGAGAGATCCAAAGCTTTATGAACCACTCACTTCTGTAACATGGATGAGAGATATTGTTGCTGATACAGGTGGTGGTTGGAGTGAATATACTTCGAATTATTTTGTTGATTATGCAACTACAGGAAGTGGAACTTCTGGAATAGTTGGTGGTCAAACAAATGATATTCCAATGATGCAAGCAAATATCACAAAAGATAATTACAAGGTATTCTCGTGGGCTAATATTCTTAGAGTACCATTTGTTGACAATGAGCTCTTGAAGACCGTTGGAAGAAGTCTTGATGATATTCTTGATAAGGGTATTAAATTAAATTGGAATAAAGATCTTGACACAATGACATATGAAGGATATGATTCATTAGATATTCATGGTCTTGTAAATCATCCGCTTGTAGAAAATGAAATGGCACAAGCAGGTGCAGGAGGTGCTACTGAATGGAAGAAGAAGACTCCTGATGAAATTCTTGAAGATATTAATAGTGTTGTTGTTGAAACGTGGGAGGACTCTGAATATGATTTAACTGGCATGGCAAACCATATTCTTATTGACCCTTCTAACTATGCTTACATTGTAACAAGAAAAGTTTCTGAAGCTGGCAATATTTCAATACTTCAATATATACTTGAAAATAATATTGCAAAGAATCAGGGAAGAGATCTTATGATTTATCCTTGTAGATGGTGTGCAGGTGCAGGTGCAAGTGACAAGAATAGAATGGTTGCTTATGTAAATGAAAAGGAAAAGGTCAGAATAGACATTCCTGTAATGCTTGGAAGAGTAATGACTCAGCCTGATGTACAGCAAATGGCATATCTTACAGCATATGCAGGCCAAATTGGTCAGGTTAAGATTATGTACTATGAAACAATTAGATATAAGGATGGCATTTAATAAATTTTAAATTTAGAAATACTGAGGTGGTTTGAAATATAATCACCTCTTTATCAAATTATGTAAAAGGAGAAAAGATTAATGAAAACAGGGCAGGTACAAATTTTTAGCAATCAAACAACAGTGTTTAATCATCCAAAAGATTATAACACAAAATTTAAGGTAAGAGCATTTGAATTTAGTTATGCACCTGATTGGGTGTTAGACTCAGATATGTATAAGGCGTTAGAAAAGTCTAAGAAGATTAAGCTTATTGGCAGTAGAGCTGATGTTGCTGAAATTGAAATGAATGGAAAAGTTAAATCAAATGAAATAGATAAAGCATTAGATAGTAATGAAGAAGTTGTGAAGAAGAATGCGGAAGAAATTAATGTAGATGATAATGAGCTTCAAACATATCATGAAAAATCAAGTAAGGAACTTTATAATCTTTGTTTAGAAAAAGGTATACAAGTTGAAAGTAAAAAGCCAAAGGAATATTATATTAATAAGTTAATTGGTTAAGATATAAATGTGGGGGATTTTTTAGATGAGTTATGACAAATATGTATTTAATGATATTGGTTTAATAAGCACAGCCACTAATATAAAGAAAAGTGAAAATCCCCCATTTAAGATAGAAGATTTTTTTGTTATTTATCCACAATTTCAAGGACTTGAAGAATTACCAGATAGAATAGTCAAAATGTACATTGATTTTGCTAATGAAGTGGTAAATGTAGAGAGATGGGGAAAGCAATGGGTATTAGGTATGTGTCTATTTGTGGCACATTTTTGTACAGTATACTTGATGGCTTATTTGGACTCAAATGCTGAAGCTGCTGCTGTAATTTCCTCAGGCCAATCAAAAGGTTTGGTAAGTTCTAAGTCAGTAGGCGATGTTTCTGTCTCATATGATTTTTCATTAGCAATGCAAAATGTTGAAGGATGGGGTCAATTCAATTTAACAACATTTGGGAATCAATTTGTGTCAATATCAAAATTAATGTCTAAAGGTGGAATGTGGGTGTTATGATATGTCTATTGAAAGCGAAATAAAAAATAGTGCATCAAATATGATAAACTCAATAGGCTTAGAAGTAGATAAGAAAGTGAAAAACTTTACTGAAGGCAATGCTTTAAGATCTCTTGCTTTTGGTGAAATTAATGTAAAAGAATATATTGATTTAAGAAAGAAAGTAGATGAAATAGAAGGGTATGATTTGCTTATTGGAATACCTGATGAAAATTCAGGAAGAAGTAAGAATGGAATAAGCAATGCAGAGCTGGCATATGTACATACTCATGGTGTTGATAAAAAAATAGTAAGACAAAATATACAAAAGCAAATAAATGATGGAATGAATTTTAGTGATGCAAGAGAAAGAGCTCACCAAATGTATTTAATGACAAATGGTTCACCAGCATATCATATACCACCAAGACCTATTATAGAACCTGCAATAGAAGCAGAAAGTGACAAGATAAATGAAAAGTTGTCAAAAAGTTTAAAAGCATTTTTTGATTTTGGAATAGAAAAAGGTGTTGAAGAACTAAAGAAAACAGGGATGTTTGCACAAAACAAAGTTAGATCATGGTTTACAGACTCAAGAAACGGATGGCCACCAAATGCACCTTCAACAATAAAAGCAAAGAAAGGTAAGTCAAATCCATTAATTGATACAGGTGAACTTAGAAAATCAATAACCTATGTAGTCTCAAATAAAAATAAAGGGTAAATACAAATGTCAAAAGTTTGGTTAAATCTTGCAGATATTGTAGCAAGTCCAGAATTTACTCAACAAATAACAATTAAAAGACATTATGATGGAAAGTATGTAAATGGAAGATTTACACAAAAAGAAAAAGTGTTTAAAATAAATGCAGTTGTTTCAGTATCTGATGAAAAGACATTAAGTATGATTCCTGAAGGTGATAGAAATGAAACAACTAAAACAATACATAGTTTAGAAAGAATATATATGACAAGTTCTGAAAAGTCAAAAGGTGAAAATAGAACCTCCGATATTATTGTATATAATGGTGATGAATATAAGGTTGTCGCAATTATGGATGCTGATGATTATGGCTTTACAAAAGCTGTAGTTTCAAAGATTGGAGCTTCATAATGGCTGAAATTATAAAATATAAAGAGTTACAGGATATATTTGTAAATTTAACTGCAAAATTAAGAAATATAGACTTGAATAATGATGAAGAATCAGAACTTATTAGGTTAGCGTATCAAATAAATTCAGCACCATTTCAAGAAATAAAACAAGGTGTATCTTACTTATGGATTAATTATGCTGATAATGAAACAAATAAGCAAATCAATGAAGAGGTAAGAGAAGTTACAAATGAAAGTATAAAATATAAAAGATCACAATTGAGACAAATAGATGTACATTGGGTTTTTTATGGTGATGAAGATGTGCAAGATATAGCATATGAATTTAGGAATAAGCTATTTAGCTACACAGCAAAAAGTTTTCTTGATAAGTATGATATAAAATTAATTTTGAATGTTCCTGAAGCAGTACTATTATATGAGGAAGTAAATAATCAATGGTGGGCAAGAGTTGAAATAATAGTAAGTTATTATTTTGAGTCAGCAATTGTTGAAGAAATACCATTTGTTGAAGTGGTGAATGTAGAATTGAAAGCTGAAAAAGAAAGTCTTGATAGAAAAGTAAAAATAAATGATGAGTAAGGAGGATGAAAAAAGTTGGCAAATAATATAACTTTAAATGATATTATTGACATAAGTGTAACTTTAAGCCCAGTAGTATCATATAGAAAAACATTAAATTCTGCACTTTTTATTACTAATTCAGAAAAAGTAACAAAAGAAGAGAGAATAAAGGAAATAGACAATCTTGATACATTAATTACACTTGGTTTTGAAACAACATCACCAGAGTATTTGGCTTTACAATTGTATTTTGCACAATCTCCTTCACCATCAAAAGCATATTTGGGCAAGAAAGATACATCAGAGCAATTTGTTGATGCAATAACAGAATGTAGACAAATTAATTATGAATGGTATGCTTTAATAATTTTGGACTCATTAGTTAACACAATGGAAAAAAGTGATATAAAAGCAGTTTGTTCGTATGTCGAGTCTACATCACCTGAAACAATATTTTGTTTAAATCTTGATAAAAATGTAACTGAATATGATAATATTATTGAAGAACTTGTATCAGGAGATTATCAAAAGACAATTGTGCAAAGAGATATAAGTGATTCAAATGCTGGCAAAACAGCAATTTCAGGCATAATAGGTTATAGCCTTGGATACAATAAAAAAGTGAATAAAGCATTTACTTTGGCTTACAAAGCAATAAAAGGTATTGATGCTAATGAAATGTCTTATGTAGATTTAAAGAAAATACTTAATAATAATGTAAATGTGTATGTAAAGCAAGGTTATTATTATAGTCTGTTTAGACAAGGTACAATGCTAAATGGTGATAGATTTGATGAAGTGTATTACATTGATATGTTGGTAAACGATTTAAGAAATGAATTAATGAATACACTTGTAAGCAATCCAAAAGTACCACAAACTGATTTAGGAATTAATATCTTAACATCATCAATATCACAAGTTCTTGATAATTATGTTGATATAGAATTTATACAACCAGGTACTTGGCTTGGAAACTCAATTCTTTCACTTGAGTATGGTGATACACTTTCACAAGGATACTTAATATTATTTGATGATATTAATACTCAAAGTGGCAGTGATAGAGTTGATAGAATTGCACCTAATTGCTACATTTGCATAAAGCTTGCTGGTGCAATTGAATATATTACACTTGGTATAAATATTAGCAGATAAAGGAGGATGTGATAAAAATGTCTGTGAAAACTTATTCATTTTCTGATGTAAACTTAACCTTGTCTCATCCTTCATTAGGTCAAATATCAACAAATGGTATGGGTCTTGGAACGATACAAGTTAGCATGAGAACCGATAGAACATCTATTGAAGTTGCTTATGATGGAACACCGGTTGTTTCAAAGATAAAAGATAGAACAGGTACTCTTGCAGTAACAGCTCAACAAACATCTGATTTAAATAATAATTTAAGAAAATGGTATAATTATTTAGAAAGTGCAGCCACATCAGAATGGTCTTTGATAAAAGCTGTAATAACAAGTAAGCAAACTGGTGATCAAGACATTATGAATGGTGGAAGTATAGTAAAATTGCCGGATAAGTCATTTGAACAAGCAGCTGGTAGTATTACATGGAACTTTTTGTTTGCTGATGTAACACAAAATATAATTTAGAAAATGAAAATAGCAAAAAGGTGAAAAAATGGAAAGAAAAATAAAAGAAATTGTAA